GGCGGATGCCTTGCCCTCGGCCAGTCCCTGAATCACCCCTTCCGCATGGGCATTCTTCGCGTGCTCCGCCATAAAGGCATCGAGCCGGGAATTCACGGACAGGTGCGTTTCCTGCGATTTCAGGAACGCCAGCACGGCGGCAATCGTGGGCGCCAGACCCTTCGCGACGTTGCCGACTACGTCGATCCAGTCCGACTGCGGGCGTGCCAGCAGTATCCCCATCACGAGGGAAGCGCCAATCAGCACCAGAATGACGACGGCCCAGACGTAGATCGCCGTCTCCGGCTGCCGCGATTTAGGTGTGGGTGTCATGGGTTGTTTACCGTGTCGCCTTCGCCGTAATCTCTTTAAGAATCCGGGGCGGCAGATCGAGCACGGTGCGCAGCGCCGTCACCCGGCCCTGCGCGCGCCGAAGGTCGACAGCGTCTTTTTGCAGTTCGCAGTCCGATTGCGCCCGCAGAAGATCGGCGCGGATACGCTCGGTGAACAGCGCAAACGAGCCGGAGTTCAGCATCGCGTCGAAGCGTTCGGCGTCGATCTGGTCGAGGCGCCTGGCGGCAATCGTTACGGCCGGCGGCATTACATCCCGTCGCGGTCGGTGTCGGGAGCGGGCGGCCACGCCTTCTTACCCGCGCCCTTTGGCGGGGCTTTCGGCGGAGCGGCGGCTTTCGGCCCTTTAGCGGACATTCCCATGCCTCCGCGGGCGGCCATCATGTCGTTGAAATGCGGGGTTGCTTTCATGCGGTATGATTCGACATGCCGGGCGCGGCCTAATTGAAGCGAAGTTTCGATGGTTGCCCCACGCGAAGGGTTACCGCAGTTTTCCGCGCCCGGCTACCTCTTCCGAACACGACGCCCCAGTCGTCGTCTTCATCGAACGTGAAGTCGTCGGGGGGCACGCCGGATTATTCGACGTGCAACCCAATATATCGCCAGTCACGTGAAACATTCCGTTTCAAATCGAGTTACTGCTCGTGCTGAACTTCGGCGTGCGACGGGTAGACCGCCGGCGGGTTCGCCCCCGGGTTGCCTTTCACGGGCGCAGGTCCCCGGTTCTCCGCCCGTTTGCCTTCGAGTGCGCTGCCGAAGATGCCCGACGGGAAGTTCACCACGCCGCCCGGCTGCCCCTGCGGCGTGCCGTTCTGGATCATCTGCCCCGCCGCCTGCACGGCCTGTTCGATAATCGCCTGCTGCAGCTTCTTCTGCTGCAACTGCGCGATGTGCTGCATGTAATGGACTTCGAGCGCCTTCTGGGCCACCGGATCGCGGTTCGGATCGGTCAGCGACTCCTGATGATCGCGCCAGTGCCGGATCATGTGCACCTGGTCGTTATCCATCGGATTGACGTGTACCTGTTCGCCCTGCTGGATGCGTACCCACTCTTCGCGCGGGTCAATCGATATGTCCGGAGCCGGTGGTTCGGCCACCAGATCCGCGAAGTTCGGATCGCCGAGCGCCTCGTGCGCGTCCCTCGTTGTCGCCCAGAGCGCGCGGGGGTTATGCACAATAAGGGGATTCTGCAGATCGAGCTGGTAGCGCGCCAGCGCCTGTTCCTTCTTCACTTCCCTTGACCAGAGCGAGTTTGCAAACTTCAGCCGGAAATCGTAGCGCCCGTCGCGGTCCTCAATCGACAAGGCCGATGCCCCGTTGTTCACCTCGAACAAACCGTCGGCGTCTTCTTCCGTGACCCTGAAGAACGTCTGCGGCGGGGTGAACATGTATTCGAGTTCCCAGAAATGCTGCAGCACCAGCGCCATGTCCTCCTGCAGCACTTTCGTATCGAGCGAGATCCGGACGTTGCCCTCTTCGAGCAGCATGTGAGTCTGCGCCGCCGTGCGGGGCGCGTTCGGGCGATCCTGCTGGCGGCCGAGCTGCATATCGGTGAGCCCGGTCAGCTTTTCTCCGTAGCCAACCACCGTTTGCTCCTTCCACACAGCGGACTGCAGATCCGCGCCGATCTTGAACTCTTTCAGATCGCCCGATGGATCGTCCATCGGAATGAACAGGCCCGGTTCGGCCTTGAACGTGTCGGCGTTGAGTCCGGACGCCGGACGGTAGCCGAACATCGGCGTCTGCGCAAACTGCGCCGCCTCGGTCGTCTGGTTGTGATTGACCTTCAGTTCGTCCTCGAGGTCGATCAGCATTTCGCCCATGCCGGGCGACCAGTATGTCCCGTCCTTGCACATGCTGGACTCGACGAACGGACGGCGCCGCTTCATCGTGGGGTACAGCGTCTCAAGATCCTGAATCGAAACGATCAGGTTCAGTTCTTTGATGTACCTCACGACGTACTCGCGCTGGAACATCTCGCGCTTATCGAAGTCCCACTCGCTTGCGTCTTTGGTCGAGCCGCCGCCCTTTTTCCCCACGCCGCCCTTGAGCGGCCGCCAGCGTCCGTACCATTCGAGCACCGTGACCCACTCGCCCGATGACAGCGGATGCTGGTACATCACGCCTTCCGCTTCGTCCTTTTCGAGCTTGATTTCTTCGCCGCGGAAGTCGCGCTGCGTGCCGTGCTGCGCCATGTTGAGCAGCGTTTTCCAGTTCTTCGTGATCCCCTGGTAGCGGTCGTCGCGTTCGCCGCGCAGCAGATCGTCGGGCGTGACCCGGTAACGGCGGATGACGAACGAGAAGTCGTGGATCGTCTTGACGTCCTCCGCCGGCAAGATGATGTCGTCGGGCCACTGCGGCTCGAATGCCGGGCCTTCGTAGTCCACCACGTCCTCGCCCGCAACATCGTACGTGTCGCGCTTCCACGGGCTGTACGAGATGGATTTGCCGAAGATGCACTTGCGCAGCACGAACTCGCAGAACGGCGAGAGCAGCTTCATCGAATTGAAGACTCGCCAGGTCATGTACCGGCTGATCTTCTTGTCTTTGCGGTAGTCGGACGGCCCGACGGGCACGGCCACGATTTCGGCGTCGTCCCCAAAAAGCGAATCCATCTCCTTTGCCCATTTGGTGAAGATGTTCCACCGGATGAAAGGCACCGGCACGTTCGAGGCGGTCTCTTCGCCCGCCTGCGGCACGTCCACCATCGAGCGCCAGCGGCGGTAGAACTCGCGCCAGCGGTTCATGCGCCGGTTGTGATCGGAGATCGCCGATTCGTAGTCGTGCTGAATTTTCTGCGCGATGCGAGACACTTCCGCCGCTGCCCACTTGAGCTGGTACTCCACCTGAATCGGCGCCGCCGGATCGACGGGCGGGGGCGGGGGCGGAGTTGCCGGCGGAGCTGGCGGAGCGGGCGGGCCCGGCGGGGGCGCCTGCGACGGGGGGGCTTGCGATTGCAGCGGGCCTTTCTGCGCGGGCTTCGGGGGCTGTGGTGTCACTAGTCAGTGATTCGACTAGGGCAGCGTCACAACCTCGATCTGGTCGCCGTTATGCAGAAAACCGGGGTAGAACCGGATCTTGCCGTCTGCCGAGACGGGGTAATAATCGATGCCAGGCGCCTGAAACAGGCCATTGAGAAACACGAGCACCTTGCCGCCCTGCAGAGCGGGAAAGGCCGCTGCGTCCGTCACGGTGTAAACGCGCACGGCAACGGGCGCAGATGGCGGCGCCTGCGCAATCAGGCTCAACCCCGCCAGAGCGGCCGCGACGAGCGTTAGTCCTTTATCCATTCCTTTGCCTCTTTTTCCGCTACCGCTCGTTCCCGCATGATGCGCCGCTCCTCGGCCAGCTGGGTTTTGGTCGAGTGCTCGTTTGGGTCTTTCAGGATGCCGTACGTCGCCAGAAACGCCATGCGCTTCGCCCGGCTCCGCTTCGATGCGCAGCGGTGGCACCCCGGTTTCCCGCAATTACATTTCGGTCTCAGGCTCCCGACGTCGCTTTCGCGGCGATCGGCACGGGATTGTACCGCCGCGGCCCCGACTGCGTGACAATCAGCATCGGTTCGATTTCGGCATCGAGCAGAAACTCCTTCAGATCCGTAACCGTGACCTTCACGACCGTGAGAAACAGCGCCGCGCCCAGCCGTTTCCGCACCTTCGCCACGTCGGGCGTACGGTCCATCGCGCAGGCCGAGATGTTGAGGCAATGCCGTTCGCCCGTCGCCGTGAAAGCGGCGTCGCCGGGTTCTTTCGAGAGCAGGGCTTTCAGCTCGCCGTAGAGTTTCTGGTATCGCGACTCAAACGGCGCAAACTCTTTGCGCAGCTTGATGAGGTCGCAGAATTCATCGACCGTGGACGGGGGGATCTGAATCAGCTTTGCATCCATACGGTTGAGATTCGACCGTTTGGACGCAAGCGTTTAGCCCGAATGAGCTATCGCCTCGATGAAGTTCCCAGTCCTCATTGCCGGCACGCTGAGACAAGACTCGTTAACACACCACGCCGGGTGTTCGGCGTCTTAAGTCCGCCTTGTGGGGCACGCCGAAAGGTGCAATCTTCACGGGAAACAGGCTATCACGAGCCGCTCGAACGTGCGCCGCGAAACAAGGCCGGGCTCGACATTGCCCGCCGCATCGTGCGTATAGACCGGGTTCCAAATCACGTCGGTCGCGTTCAGCACCTTTTCGAGTGCGCCCAGACCGCAGTTGTAGCCGAAGTCCACAAAGGCGGCCTGTTTCAGTGGATGCCAGGGAAACTGCCCCATGATTGCAAACAGCCGCGCCTGATCCTCCGCGAACCACGCAACCGACTGCGCCAGCGTGCAGGTATCGCCTTCCTTCACGCCCGCCGTATGGCCCTGGCCGATTGTCCAGACTCCGCCGGGGTCCTGGTAGGCAACGAGCCGCGCCGGACCTTCCTCGACGGCGATCCACGCCGCGGCGAGAGCGGCAAGGGTGGGGATCGTCAATTAGGCGCGCGTCCGCGCGGCCACTGGCCGTTATACCGGAACATGAAGGGGCGGCGCATGAGAAGGGGTCTGTACCTTCAGGCCGCTGCGCCCTGTCCGGCGCCGGGCGCATCGAGCCGGAAGCCTTCGTACTGCAGACGGAACCAGTCGCTCATGGCGAGAGCGAACTGCGCTTTCTCGTTCGTGTCGGTGATTGAGTTGAGCCGTTCAACCGCTTGGGCGTGCAGATCGGCGAAGGTCTGTTTGATCGCGCGGGGCGTTTGCTGGGGAACTCCGGTCGGTGTAAACATGCTCCTGAGTCTACGCCTTTTCCTTCCCCGGCGCATTTTCACCCAGTCGTAATCGAACGACGCCGTGCAGCGAAGGCAGACCACATACGGAGCTTCGCGCGGGCCTTGCGGCCACGTCGTACGGCGATGAAAGCAGAGCACAGGCGCGTCAGAAGCGCCCGCGGCCAAAGACGAACAGAAGTACAAGCAGAAGCACGATCAGGCCGAAGCCGCCGCCGTACCCGTAGCCGCCCCAGGCGTGCCCGCCGTAGTAGCCGAAGCCGCCGCCGAACACAACGATCAGAAGAACCAACAGAAGGAGCATGATGCGGGATTCGACGTCTACCGCCCCGCGTCGTTCAGTGCGTTACGCAGGCCGCCGGGCGCCACGCGGTTCGCTTTGGCGTCGATCTTCGCTTTCGTCGCGGAGCTGATATTACCCGCCTTTACCCCGCGTCCTGAGAGACGTTTCGCCGCGATGGCGTGGGCTTTGTCTTCCACCGGGTAGCTTCGGTTCGGTCCTGCGAATGCGGAATCGGGCAGAGCGTTGCGTTGCTTCGTCGTCAGTCGCGCCATGCCGGGTTATTCGACGCCCGACACGTCACGCTCCACGATGACCTCGTACAGCGACTGCACGCAAATCTTGCCGTAGTTGCCGCAGCGATGATTAGGGCAGACCATGCGGCGCGCCGTCCGGTCGTTCCACTCGCTCGGGAGTACCATCATCTGCCAGCCACACAGGCAGTCGGGGATCGGATGCCGCACGGTCACCGTCGCCACTGGAGCCGCCGCGGCCACGACCGGCACGGCGCCAACCAGCGCACCCGCAGCGGGTAGTCGAAGAAACCCGCGCCGGTTCACGGCTTCGCCTTGCCATCTTCGAAGATGCTCCGGACCAGTCGCTCCTCTTCCC